CACAATATCAACCAACGTAAGGGTTCAGCATTTCATAACTGGCTGAAAGGCGTTATCGCGGTTCAGTGGATGGAGGTGCAACACCTTCAGGCCCCTATGTGGGTTGGTACTGGTGCTGGGACAGAAGCGTCTTACAGACTTGGTTTGTCCGCGACACCGTTTAGTGAGGACAAGCCAAAGATCAGATCTGACTACGTAATCATAGGCATGACGGGCGACCCAGTGGTTGAGTTGTCGGACTCGGTGCTCATGGATCTTGGACACATGGCTACGCCAAGGGTCCATTTCCTAGAAGCTCGCTCTGAGGGTATCGGTGCGGAGAGGGACTGGCTCAAGGTAAAGAAGTACGGTGTTAATCAGAACGAAGCTCGCAATGATATGATCCGAGACCTTGCTGTTGGTCTTGTTAAGCGCGGGCGCAAAGTCATCGTGATGGTCACCGAGATTTCTCACGGTAAGTCTTTGGGGAAAGCAATCTCACAAGAGTTCTTTCCGGTGTTGATGTACCACGGCGGCTCTAAACTAATTACCTTTGATCAGGGTAGGGAACTTACCTCCCGAAAGACACCGATCAATGAACTGCGTGGGCATTTAGAAGATATTGAGGGTGGTTACATCCTCATCGGCTCACCAGCAGTAGATGAGGACGCTGATTTTCCTGATGCGAACGTTTTGATTCTCGCCGGGGCTGGTAAAGCGTACCGTCGAATCATACAACGTTCTGGTCGTGTGCTTCGCGCAAAGCCGGGAGAGAATTCAGTGGATATTATCGATTTTAGCGATAAGGGTTCATTTGTTCTAAAAAACCAAGCAGCCACGCGCAGAAAGTTTTTTCTCTCAAGATATTCACACGCGAGGGATTTCAAAGCGTTAGACTATTCTGATCCAAATCAAGTGATTCTTTCAATTTGCGGGACAGCGGGGGGGAAATAATAATGAGTAATAAGACGTATTACACGGTGGGTAGTTTTGATGACTCTTTTCAGGTTAAAATTGTAGCCTTAATCTTAAATGATCCTACTTTTCTCCCCCGCTATGCAAACACGATTGACTGGCGTTATTTTGATAGTGAGGCGTGTGCTTTAATTGTCCGCTTGGTGAAAGATTACTACGATAGTGGCAGCAGTAATTACCGTGTACCGATTCGCGAAGTCGTGAAGTCGATGGTCGTTAATGAAACTCGCGGTAAGAATGATGAGTTTCAGCAAGTGTGTCTTCGCTTACTTGCAGACGTTTACGACATGGACATGAGTTATATTGACCAGATCGCGGATAAGGTAGTTGAGTTTGGTCGATCCCGTACGATGGAAGCGATGGTGACACAGGCTGCTGATTACCTTGAGCAGGATAAGCCGGTAGATAACATTTGGGAGTTGTTTGACCGTGGGCGTCAGACTACTTCTTTTTCCGCAGACGAGTTGAACATTAAAGATCAGTTGATGTCGATTGAAGATTTGATCGATGAGGATGATCTTTATAACCCGGAAAAGAAAATCCCTACTCGTATCCTTAGCTTGGACGGGTTTATGGGTGGTGGTCTAGCTCGTCGCGAGGTTGGGGTTGTCCTTGGTTACACAGGCACTGGTAAATCAACGTTTCTGATTAATATGGGTGCTGCTGCTTTCTTGCATGGTCATACCGTCGTTCATTTCACAGTCAATGAATTAGAGACTGTTGACTTGGCAGTACGATACGCTGCTCGTTTATCAGGGCTCCCGACAGCCATGATTTCTAGTCGTAGCGTCGGTTCTGCTTACAAAGAGAAGATGCAAGAGGTTCTTGCGGGTGTTGGCGATGCAGACCTAGTCTCTCAGTATGTTTCTCCCGGCACTTCAGTTTCCGCTTTGCGTTCGTTCCTCTCACGTCAGATGTACAAGAAGGGTAAAGCCCCTTCCTTGGTCTGTATTGATAACGCAGATGACCTCTCTAGTGCTAAGCGTGACGGTGAATCGTACGTGGAGAAGGGGTTGGTGTATACAGAATTGAAGGCATTGGCTCATGACTTTGGCGTTGCTGTCTGGACAGATACTCAGACGAATCGCTCCGCTGCCAAAGGTGACCATGTTGGGCTCGATATGATCAGTGAGTCTCACAAGAAAGCCTGTAAGGCAGATGTCGTTGTCGCTATTTCGCAGACTATGGAGGAGTACACAGACGGTATTTGTCGCTTGAAGCTAGTCAAGTGTCGCAGAACTGGTAAGGGTGGTGAGATTAAGTGCTCGATGCAGTCGGCTCGAATGCTTATTCAGGAGCACGCAGGGGGGATTTCGCCGGTATCCTTGGCACAAGCCGCTAGCTGAGGTCACGAATGGCGACCTTGGATTATTCACCTGTGTCCGAGCTTGGCCTGGATGCGGCAGACAGCCAGCTATTATCGAATGGGCAGAACGTTGCTTTGAATTGCCCAAACTGCGTGCTGCGTGGGGAGCCCACGGCAGATACGAAGTATCGGCTGCACGTATGTATTGACCGAGAGAGTAAGAAGTTTGGTTACTACCATTGTTTTAGGTGTGGGTTTAAAGGTCGCCCAAAGGAACATGGTGGTATCAATTTATCTTACTTGGCTTTTCACAGGAACAAGCGAAAGAAAGTCTCTTCAACTGTTGTTAATGTAGATGAGGCCATAGACATAAAGCTTCCTGATGATTTCGCTTTGGTTCAGGAAGGCATGTCTGCTTGGGATTACCTCGTGGAGCGTGGTCTGACGAAAGAAGATATTTCTTACTACAACATTGGTATTGGTGATGGTCGAGTAATCTTTCCTGACTACGATGCTGAGGGAAACCTCTGCTATTGGGTCGGTAGATCTTACGACGGTAGACTCCCGAGGTATAAGAACTGCCCTTCGACTCAGAGTGCTCGCTCTAGTCAAATTTACAACCTTGGTCGATTCAATCGTGAAGGTGGCAAGGTCGCTACTCTTTGTGAAGGCCCTATCTCTGCTATTGCGGCTGGTAGAAGCGGTATTGCAAGTTATGGGAAGCAACTTTCTGAGCCCCAGATTCGCATCTTGCAATCTCTTGGTTTAGACAAACTGTACTTGGCGCTAGATCCAGACGCGAAGAGGGAAGCCTTAAGTCTCGCACGAAAAATAGCACCTCATGTAGGTAGCCTTTACTTGGTGTCGCTGCCTTTTGGTGAAGACCCAGCATCACTAGGTAGAGAGAAATTTTCTGAACTACGGGCATCGTCCATTGAGTATGGGTTGTCTTCTAGTGTGCGTTTCCTGATGAATACAGACGCCTCGCGGGAAAATTAAGTTGGCAGAGATTACTCCAGCTGAGATGCGTGCAGCCAACCCTAAATGGGATGATGCTGAGATTTCATCCGCATGTGCTTCAAGAGCTAAGTGTTCCTATTGTCCACACTTCCTCGAAGACCCTGTGAACGGCCAGATCTTGGTAAAGAGTAGGGGTTCTGTAAAACCTCGCGTGCTTGTTGTGGGTGAGGCACCGGGTCCAGAAGAAAACCGGAAGGGTTTGAGCTTCATCGGCCCTGCGGCGAGCCACGGTGAAGGATTGCTGGTTCGTGCTGGGATACCTTCGGAAGAGATTTTATTTACGAACATAGTGAAGTGCTACCCGCACAAGCCTGACCGTTCTCCAAGAAGTCCAACTGAACAAGAGGTGTCGTCTTGTGTGAGCTACTTGCTTGACGAGATTGAGAGATATTCACCTGAGGTAATCATTACTTTTGGGAATATTCCTACGCGGTACCTTACTGGTATTTACTCATCCTCGATCACATCAATGGCGGGTAAGTTCTACCATATCCCAATCCGTGGGAAAGAATACCTGATCGTTCCGTCTATACACCCTTCAGCCGACCTGCACTCCCGTGGCAGGTTTGAATCATCTATACTTCGTTCATGTTCATTGGCTTGGGGTTTGATCAACCAAGTCGAGGTTCCAGTCCAGACGGAGATTCTGAATTCTAATTGGAGTGCTGAGGGCTACCTGAAAGGCTTGCTAAAGCAGTTCAAGGCTGGTGAGATTTCAGAAGTTGCTTTTGATTTGGAGTACGATACTTCCGTATCGGATAAAAGATCCGAGTCGAATCGTTTAGGTAACTTGGATTTGTTTGACCCGGAAAAAAAGTTGGTGGCAGCTTCTTTTGCCACTGACATCAGTAGTGGGGTAAGCATCCCTTTATATCACTTTGAGTCAAAAGTTGATGTTGAAAAGATAGCACCGATTTTGCGGCAAGTCCTTACTGAAATACCGATAGTAGTTCACGGTTTTCTGAAAGCTGAAGGCCCATGGTCTCGCGAGAAGCTTGGGGTCGTCCCGAACATGCACAGGGATACTATGTTGATGAGCTATGCGCTCCACATGGCTACCAGAGGTCATGGTTTGAAGCCTTTAGCTCAGGAGTTTTTGGGGTGGGGTAATTGGTCCATACCGGGGGATGCGTGGTTTAATGAACAACCACCAGAACGTCGCTCATACAAGTACATGCCAATAGAAATGATGGGCCGATACAGTGCCATAGACCCAGTTGCTACGCTGGCCTTGAAACATGTTTTCGAGGAGAAAATTGATAAAGAGGGTTTATGGAGTGCGTACCAACGCCGTCATGAACTCTCTTATACGTTATTAGATATTGAGGAGCGTGGTGCACTTGTTGACATGGATATGCTATCACGTCTCCGTGTAGAGTACCCAAAGATTGCAGATTCAGCACTCTCTAGGTTGCAATTATTTGACGAGGTCTATTCCTTGTACAAGGGGGAGTTCAACCCCCGCTCATCTGCTCAACTAGTTAATGTTCTTTTTGGTGAGTTTGGGGCACCAGTCTTAAGTATGAACCCTGCTCTACGTAGGGGAGAGAAACCGGCGAATATAAAGATTCCGTATAACCTAAAGGCTGGGGCTACGTCGATTCCTCACGCTATTAGTATTGCAACACCTAACGCTTGGGTTGGCGACCTGAGTGGGGAGAAGGGTTCAGAGAAGGTAGAGTTACTTAATGACGGCGCTACTGATGTTTTGAATCTTAAGAAACCGTTGAAGTATGACCACGCAGCCCCCGTTTACTTGAACCCTGGATCTCCATCGGCGAGCGACGCCGTTATTGTTAAACTTCTAAATGACCTTGAGGTGAAGAAGAAGGAAAAGCTTTACGAGTTTTTAAGTGAGCTTAGGCTGTATAAAAAAGTTAAAAAGCTATCGAATGATTACTTTGATACAATTCCAAAGAATATCGTTCCAGATACCAATCGTCTCACTATAAATTATCTCGCACACGTAACTGATACGGGGCGACTTGCTGCTAGGAACATGAATATCCATTCTTTCCCGGCATCGAGTGATGTGCGTAGGCTTTTAGTTTCACGGTGGTATTCTGAAGGTGGCTTAGTTTCCCAAATGGACCAGTCCCAGCTTGAGATGCGTGTATTGGCTGCACTTACTCAGGACGAGCACTTTATCAACGTTTATTACAGTTGCCCTAAATGTGCTTATGTAGGGTGTGCAGAAGATAATGGGGTGTGTCCTACGTGTATGGTTTCCTTAGGTGGCGACCTTCATAGTATGACTGCTGGTCAGATCTTTAACAAAGACCCAGAGAGCGTGACCAAGAATGAACGTCGTTACGCAAAGACGATTTCCTTTGGTATTGTCTACGGAGCTTCGGCATTTTTGATTGCAGACCAGACTGGATTGTCAGTTCAGGAGTCTGATCAAATGATCAAGCGTTTTATGAAACGCTTTGATAGGGTGGCGGCTTGGATCGAGGAACAGCATAAGAATTTTGAGGTTCAGGGTTGGGCTAAATCACCACTCGGTACGAAGCTTTACTTTGAGCATTTCAATTCAGACAATCGGGCAGAGCGTGAGCGTGGAAAGCGTCAGTCTCAGAACTACATCGTGCAATCCGCTGCGGCTGAGATGGTGATTGACAGTCTTACTCTTGTTAACACTGAAATGAAGGGCATGAATTCTCACCCTTGGGAAACCACGCATGACTCGATTGTTTTTGACTTGCACCCCGATGAGATAATGGGTGCGCTTAAGTTGGGTAAGTCATGCATGGAAGAGAGAATTCTTTCCATGCATGGTTGGATGACCGTGCCTTTGATTGCCGATGTGAATCTAGGTGTTCGTTGGGATGGTGATTTAGTTGTAAAAACTTTTGATGATGACCACCTTCACGTTAAGGGAAACGGCGCTTACTACGATGAGACCTTAGAGGCTTTACGCAGGAACTATGATGTAAAAGAGGAGATTGTGAGTACGTATGAGGAGGAGGTTAGCGATACGATAACTACCAAGTCAGGTTACTCTGGTGGGAGTGCGAGGCGAGATGGTGTGGAAGCTATTTGGAGGGTTTAAGGTGAAACTGTTCTTGGTAGCTATTTTAGTACTGTGTTCTTCGTGTACGGCAAGTCGATGGTCTGTAAAAGAGTCACCCCCTGCTCTTTCTTATGAGCAAGCCTTGATAGATAGATACAGTTCAGGAGAAATTCCTTCATTGGCTAGTGAGACCGCCGAAGGTAGGAATCACTTCATCGCTGAGATTTTATACCTTTCAAATGTTGCCTTTGATGATTACGAACAGTCGCTTTATCGTTCTTCAAGTACTTTTGAAATTGTTACTGATTTGCTCATTTTGGGGCTTTCCAGTTCTTCAGCCTTAGCTGCTGGCAATGTTGTCAAGACGGTGCTTGCTGCTACAGCCGCCGCCACGTCTGGCATGAAGACGGCAGTTGATAGGTCGTATTTTAAGGAACAGTCACGGCTCGCGCTTCTCGCTAAGATGCGGGAGATGCGACAAAAAAGGCTTGTGATCATTCGATCTTCTATGGAACTGCCTATAGAGGTGTATCCTTTGACCGATGCCATGTTAGACCTACAGGCATACAATGGTGCAGGAAGCATTCTTGCAGCACTTCAACGCATTACGGAAGAGGCAAGTATGGGCCTCACCGTGGCGGATCAAGAATTATTGCATTTAAGGGGAGCAGATTTCGATCTTGAGGCCTCTTATTAAGTAAGAGTTGATTCTTTTCCTAAGAGTTTGAGGAGATGTTCATGAATGAAAACAATTTGAGTCAAGAAATTAGAGTTTTCCTTGATTCATGCGACTTTGTTACCGAAGAGGACAAAGAGCGTATCCCGAGAATTAGCGCTCAGTTAGACGCGCAGATCATTAACGTTTCAGAAGCGGTTGACCGACACATGTCGTTAGCAGTGGAGCTTTCATGGGTTGCGGCTCACTATGCTGCGATTGCTAAGGAGGCAAAGCTTCGTTTTATTCGGAATGAAGCAATGAAAAAGCTTTCGGTGAGGAGAGAATCTGAACGCCGTAAGCAGGAAGGAGGGAAGGGCACTGCGATACCAGAGTGGGTAGCCGATGCGGTGACTATGGCTGACTCTGATTACGAAGAGTTGCATGTAGACATGGTCTCTACAGAGAGGCTTTCTAGTTTTTTGAATGAGTTGCAATTCACTATGAGCCAGCGAGCCCGGTTGTTGGATAACATGGCTCGCGAACGGGATAGAGTGATTAGTTCAGGTAATGACTTTTAAGGAGAAATAAGAGTGAAACTCGACATGGATTCGCTCCTCAAGGAGGAGCAGGCAAACAAACTTAAACAAGAGCGTCGGGCCAACGGTGGTCGTCAACGCTTCAACCGAGATGAGAACATATGGTACAACCTTGAAGAGGGTTCTCATCAACTTCGCATCCTTCCTCCGGGTTACGGTGACGAGCTTTTTGTTCCGAATGGTGGTTTTGGAATGGTCATCTATGATCATTGGAACCCGCCGGGTTTCAATGGTTCACCAAAGGACGGTAAATTTCGTTGCCCAGAGCGTAGCTTTCCAGAGAGTGGTATTGAGTGCCCGATCTGCCGCGCTATGGCAAAGCTTTACGATTACTGTGACACAAATGATCTCTCTGAGGCTGACAAGAAGCGTTTTCTCGGTAAGCATGGACTTCGTGGTCGTGCCTACGTAAACGCGATTGTTCGTGATAATACTGAGGAGACACAGGCCCAGTTCAAGGGAAATACAGTAAGCGTCCCGAAGATTTGGGCAGTCGGTCTTCCGATGAGTGTATACGGTACAATCCGTGAAGCTGCTGTACGGAAGAACGCCAAGGGCAATTACATGATTGGTGACTTCACTGACATCGATAAGGGTTATGATGTCATTGTGACTCGCACAGGGGCTGGCCTTGATACCAAGTACGACGTTATGTTTGACCCGGAAGGGAAAAGTCCTTTACTTGACAGTGAAGACCTCTCGGAAGCCGCACAGAGCGCGGGTCACAACTTCGGAAAGATGTTTAAACACCCTTCCAAAGAAGATCTTGCCCGTGGGAAAACTCTTGCGGACGGGGTTCTCTCTTTGCTTTCGAGGGCTGGCGATATTTTTGAACAAAGCGACTCGGCTGTAGCGTCGGCACAGCCAAAAACAACATTTACCGGGTCGCGCCCTGATTGTTTTGGCTATCATGTGGCTGCGTTGAAGAAGTGCATGATTTGTCCGGTAGAGGTGAACTGTCAGCATGATGAGACGACTAATACTCGTACTCTAGAAGCACGTCAAAAATACCACGAAGAGGAAATTTCTTTTTAATCAATGTTTATCGTCGTTGATGGGAACCACACGCTTCACCGAATCTTGAGGGTTCCCTACCTAACGTCTGGTGACAAAGGTGTTGGAGAAAAGTTTGGTGGAGTTGCTGGGTTCCTCAAGAGTCTTCAATGGCTCTTGAGGAACGCGCACTCCGTGAGACGTTGTATTGTTGTTTGGGATAGTGGTCTATCCAAAAGGCGTCTATCTCTTTATCCAGACTACAAGGGCAGGAAGAACAGGAAGCCTTTGGATGAGGAGTCAGAACTTTATTTAAGGAACTTTGCCCTGCAACGGTCTTATTTGGACAAGATACTTCCTTTACTTCGTGTAAATTCGATGTCGTATGCAGGTACTGAGGGCGATGACCTTATTTATGAGTGTGTGACTGTAGGTTTATCTTCGGGTTTCGGGGACTGCGTAATTGTTTCTGAGGATAAAGACTTTATGCAGATGGTTTCTTCAAACGTTTCGATGTATCGTCCAGTAAAGCGCACCTACGTCAATGAAGAAAACTTTCTTGAGGTTGCAGGCGTAGAGAAAGAGTTTTTTCTTTTGTATCGGGCTTTGTGTGGAGACTCCTCTGATAAAATCTTTGGTGTTAAAGGCATAGGCGAGAAAACAGCCAAAAAAGTTTTAGAGGAGAGCAGGGCTTCGTCTTCTTCATCCCTGTGTAAATGGGCGGTAAGTCAGACATCTAGTCGTTTGAAGAATATCGCCACTGCTGAAGAAATATTAGACCGAAACTTGAAACTTATGGAGCTTGGTTTGGAAGTCTTTGATGAAGATGTCTTGCGCTCGATAGGTGACTCTATTCGATGCGAGTTACGGTCAGGGTTTGAAGAGGCTTTAAGTATTTTAGTAGATATGGAGTTTAATTCGATAACTCGACAATATGATTCTTGGGTGACCCCTTTTGCGCGGATAGGGGCGCAACGAAGGTCTCCCGTTGGGAGAAATTAAGTGGCTAAAAAACATTCTTCGAGTGCCTCTGAATTAGATGTCCGAATGGAGACATTGCGTTCAGTGGTTAGCGAAATCAATAAAGAGTTTAAACAGAGTGTAGCGAGCCTTGCTCATGACGGTCTTCGTGGGGATGTACAAGGGTTTGTCCCGACTGGCCTGTTAATGTTGGATCTTATTCTTCATGGAGGTGTCCCTCTAGGTAGGATGATTGAGATTAGTGGTCGTCCGGGTATGGGCAAGTCTACCCTTGCTGCACATATTCTTGCTAATTGTCAGAAGATGGGCGGTACGGCGATTGTTTTGGATTCCGAGAACTCTTGGACAACGGAGCGTGTCAAAGAGCTTGGTTTAAACGCCAGTGCTTTGATTCAGTTTGAGGCTAGGACTGTAGAGGAAGGCTTTTCGCTTATAGATGCTACGCTTCAAAAGCTTGAGAAGTTAAACTCTAAGGGCAAGGAAAAGCCCCCGGTAGTTATTGTGTGGGATACAATAGCTGCTTCTCCCTGTTCCAGAGACATAGACCCAGACCGTGCGGGCACTGCCATGGATAAGCCAAGAGCTATTCATATTGGCATCAAGAAGATTTACGACACACTTCGTGAAAGTCGAGCTTCGTTGGTTTTTATCAACCAAATTATTACGAAGATGTCTTCCTTTGGTGGACCCACGGATGAGACTCCGGGCGGTTGGGGTATGAAGTTTGGAGTTTCTCAAGCTATTCGACTGGGCACTGTTGCAAACGGTAAGATTGTAGTTGCTGGTGAACATGTAGGGAATATCGTTAAGGCTAAGATCACCAAGAACAAGATACCGGGAGAGAGGGCTAAAGATTTTGAAGCTAGAATCCCGTTGTTGTTCGAGGGTGGCTTCAATGATGATATTGCCAACTTGTTTTTCCTTGCAGAAGGGCAGGCAATGTCAGGCAGCAGCAGTAAAAAGCTTGGCGGTGATTGCGAGTACCTACAGAAGCAGACTCGTGGGATCTACTCTGCGGTTTACAATGAGGAGGAGTTAAAGTTTCGTCCTCTAGGTTTTCCGGCTGTTCTAGATACACATGACGGTATGCGTGAGTGGTTAATGGAGATGGTGAAAGACCGTTTCTTAAAACCCAGTAAGACTCTCAGTGAGATGGCGAGCGAAGAGGAGGCTGAGTCTTGATAGAGTATCTCACTATAAAAAACTTTCAGAGTCATTCGGAAAGTTTTTTGGAGTTTTCCCCCGGAGTGAACGTCATTCTTGGGGATACTGATAGCGGCAAGACGGCTATTCTTAGGGCAGTAAATTGGCTAGTAACTAACCGCCCTAGAGGGTCTACATTTGTTCGTAGGGGTAAGAAGTTTTGCAGTGTAAGTATACGAACGACTAACGGTTTGGTTGAGCGTGAGAAAAAGTCTTCATTCAATGGTTATCGTGTTGAGGTGGGTGATTTTAAAAGCTCCTTCACCGAAGTAGGGACAACTGTCCCGCCAGAAGTTCTCCCAGTACTCAGGCTTGAAGATGTAAATACTCAGAGCCAACTTTCCTCTCATTTTTTAATCGGGATGTCGGATGGTCAAATATCGAAAGCTTTAGCTGAGCTATTAGGATTTGAGTTTGCAGATAAGTTGGCTGGCCTTGTTAAGAGCGGTAGTGGGCAAGTCAATAAAGATGTGAGTCGTTTATCTGACGAGGCTTTAGATCTTCAGTCGAAACTTGAGATTCTTGAGGCACGTCTTTCAGTTCGAGCGGATGTGGATCTAGGTAAGGAATTATATAGAGAGTTAGAATCAGAAGCCATGTCGGCATCGACACTGGAGATGTTGATTGGCTCGTATAGGTCTGCGGCAAAATGCCTGAATGAGGCAGAGCGGTTATCTGTTGCCTTGAAAGGTGTGGATGTTGTATCGAGCAAGTTTGCAGAGTTAGAGTTGGTGAAAAGTGACTACTCTGCCTACGCAGGTTCATTTTTACGTCTCAGGTCTGCGAGCAATTCTTTAACTTCTTCAAAGAAGCGTTTTACGGGTTTGGTTGATGTTTCTGGTGCCGAGGCTAAACTCGAAACTCTTACTTTGCTCAAGAGGAACATCGATGACCTTTCAAGGTCAGTCGTTTCTATTGGCAAGCTTTCGATTGAGTTAGACACAGCGGTGAATTATCTAAAAGAAGCTGAAAGTTCTCTTGTAGATGCCTTTGCTGCTTTGGAAGAAGTTGTAGACAATTTAGAGCATTGTAGTGAGTGTTTAAGACCGTTCTCTGAAGAAGACCGTGACATTGCAAAAAGGGTGGCCCAATGAATTTTGTATTAATTGGGGATGCTCATCTTAGAGATTCTGCCCCTTCTCGTCGCGTAGATGATTTTGTTAAGGTGCAGGAAAGTAAATTAAGGACTGCGTTTTCAATTGGGTTGGAGTACAAAGCTCCGATTATAATGACGGGTGATGTTTTTGATACCCATGACGCTGCTTTAAGCACACTCGTTAAGTACCTTCCCATCTTTCAAGAGTACCCACATGG